GTATACCCCTCCGGCAGGCGGGAGGGCTTAGACCCCTCGAACACCAGTGTCTCCCCCAGGTACGCTCGTTTGATTTTCGTCTCCCCCAGGTACAGGGCAGAAATATCCTGCGTTCCTAATTTCAGCATAGCCTACTCCTTGATGATGTACATCGTCGTACCGCTTTTTTGGGTTAAGGCGTCATATTCCTCCTGTGTCATGGCCTGGATAGTTTGCACTCCTTGGCCCGTCACCGCCCCCACATCCGCCGCTGTGGGCGTCCAGGTATCCGGCCTCGCCCCCACCATCCCGGCGGTGTAGTCCCCAGCTTGGGGCGTCACCGCGCCGGAGCGGCCATTGAAGCTGGTGACGCCGGACGCGCCACCGCTGCCTCCGGTGTCGTTGCTGTTAAAGCGGACCACGTTGTTTTGTCCGCTGTCCTGGATGAAGCGTTGGGTGCCATAGGTGAGACTGATACACTGGTTCCCAGTGACGAAATTATAGCTGGTATTTGCCCCCAGGATCATGCAGGCCGACCGCTCCACATAGGCGAAGTTATTGGCGGCAATCAGGCAACCTTTGGAGAGCCCAGTATCCCCGGAAGTGTTCAGCAGCTGGATCTGGTCGAGCTGGTTGCAGGCGACAATACTTTCGGGGTTTACAGCGTCGAGCTCGACTCTGAGATTATTTCCGTTGTTCCCAAAAATAAGCACTTTGGGAGAGTCGTTGACCGTCAGACCCTTGAGGGCGATCTTACCGCTCATCCTAATATGGTTTCCAAAAAATGTAACCATCGATTTTCGCGCCTCACCGGTCAAAATGGTGGGCGTGGCCGAGTAAAAGAGGCAGCGCGTTACAACCAGAGTTTCGCTGTCCTCAAAAATGCAGGAGGTTGCAGTATCCGGCCGGAAACGCACGTCGGACACCACGTTGTTGGCAGAGGTTTTCAGGAGGAACTTCCCAGAGCCGGTCCCTGAAACAAAATTGTAGAGGCACAGATCTTTAATGGACCCGTAGAGGACGACCGCCGCGCCCTCTTCCCCATCGAAAGCTCCTTCCTTCATGCTCAGAACTGTCGTGTTCATCCCGGCACCCCTGAGCACGACGGTTGCCTTTACCGTGAGGTGCGCGGATAGCTGATACGTTCCATCCAGCAGCACGATTTCTCCGCCGCTGGAAGGCACTGCGTTAATGGCCGTCTGTATCTCATCTTGGTCATCCACCCCATCGCACAGATAATCGCAGTCCGCCTCAGTCCAGCCTGCTACAGACGTGCCCACCACAAACCGGCAGGTCCGCTTGCCGGAAATGGTATCAAAACTTTCATTGATGGCGTTCACGCCCCGGTGGGCGGCGTTGACCTGCTTCATGAGGTAGTTGTACCCGTGCTGCTGCGTCAGCCCTACGGAAGTCCCGTCCGGGGCGACAATCTGGTCCAGGGCCCAATTCTCCGGCAAATCTGCCGGCAGCGGGCTGGGCAAGGGCCGTTCTGCCATATCAGCTTCCCTCCTTTACCACAAACGCGTGGCGGAACGCCACCGCTTCCTCTGTCACCGGCACACTGACCGCGCTGGTGGTCAGGGCCGTCCCGGCCTTGTCCAGCAGTTCGATACGGGTGACTTCCTCCGTCTGCTCCCGGAGCACCCGGTAGCCCACCGAAGCCACATTGCCCACCGTAGACCGGGACAAGGCCGTAATGCGAATGCTTCCGTTAATGCGCACCGATTGGATGTCCTCCGCCACAAAGCCGGCGGCCTGGTCCAGGAGCGGCTGCAAAATACTGGGCTGCGACGCCATTTTCACGACCTCACTTTCTCCCTGCTCGGCGAAGGGCTGGCGGCCCAGCGCCCATTGACCCAGGATATAATTGTACCTGGCATGGTATTTCACCACTTCCTCTGAAAGCAAAAGGCACCCCGCCACCCTGGGGCGGCTGATATAGACGATGTGACAGGGTTTTATCAGGTCCATGGTCACCGACATTTCGGCAAAATACTGCTGGTCCTCCACCGCCGCCTCGATGTACAGGGTGTAGTTAGGGTAGTCCACTTCCACCTCCCAGTTCCCCGGCCCGAAGAGGGCATCCAGCCGCTGGTACAGGAAGGTGAGGGTAAAGGGCGGGTGCATGGACAGGCGGTTGAGCACCCGGTCCCGGCGGAAGGAGAGGGGCTCGGTCACCGGATTGGGCGTAATGTGCAGGATGGCCTCCCAAACCGCCGCAGTTCCCTCATCCATGGTCTGGACAAACAGGTTGGCCCGGACCCGCTCCAGAAAGGCCGCCATAAGCCGCAGCTCTTCTCCCTCGGTCTGACAGAGGGCCTGAAAGTCCAAAATCTCCCGGAACCAGCGGGGCCAGTATTGACAAAGGTCCGTCTCAGGCATGTAGGACCACCTCCCCCAGCACGGGGACCTGCTGCTTCTCCCCGGTCTCCACCAGCAGAAGGTCCGCCATGTCCCCGTTCAACGTTACCCCCGTGGCGTTGACCACCCCCGGCACCGCGAGGATGGCGGAGATGGTCCGGGCCAGATAGACCCAGCAGGTGTAGCTGGTCAGCCGGTCGGCGTCGGGGACGGCCCAATCCTGGCGGATGGACAGCAAGTAGGCCCGGAGCGCCGCCTCCACCGGCCCCTGCATCTGCTCCACCGTGTACCCGGCCCGCAGAGTGAGTACAGCGGAGAGGCTCACCGCCACCGTCTCCGGCGCGGTCACGGTGACCGTGGCTCCGATGGGCGCGGTACCGTAGCCCAGGCCCTGGTTGGGGGGCGGGTCCACGGCGTTCTGCACTGCCTCCACCAGCTGCTGGGAGGCGGGCATCCAGTCCGCGCCGAGGATGGACAGCTTGACCGTGCCCCCGCCGTTCCAGGTGGGGTAGACCTGGAGATCCCCCACGCCGTCGATGGCCCGGACCACCCGCTTGTAATCGGCCACATTGCCGCCAAAGGGCCGCTCCCGCAGGGCAGAGATCACCCGCGCCCGCAGCGCCTCATCTGTCTCGGTGTCGTCGCCGGGCACCAGGATATCGGTGAGGCGGGCGCTGGCCAGCCCCGGAATGACCGTAATGGGGAGGATGGGCCCGGTATAGCGGCTGCCAATCTCCCCCGGCGTCTCGCAGGTCAGCCGGTACCGCCCCGGTCCCTCCTGGGCCGTGACAGTGAAATTGACACTGTCCCCGCCGTCGATGGTGGAAAACCGGGCCCCGATGGGCACGGTCTCCGGCTCAAACACCCCCAGCCGCACCGCCGGGGAGGCCGGATAGCGCTCCACATTGGCAATCGCCGCCCAGTTGTCCAGGTCCTCCCCCACAGCGGTCGGAATGGCCCCGCCCCGCTGGACCTTGTCCAGGTCCAGATAGAAGTCCTCCAGAGCATAGGCCCCCGCCCCAAGGGCCGTCTGAATCATGGAGCCCTCCCGCTTGTCCAGGGTATCGCTCACCCGGTTCAGCATCGCCTCCAGCAGGGCCCGGCAGGTTTGATTGGAAAAATCCAGCATTACAAGGGCACCTCCACTGGGACGCTCACCGGCCCGAACACGGTGTTGACCGTAACGGAGGCGGAGAGGACAGAATCCTGAAAGGAATACGAAAAATCTGCGATTCCAAGTATCCGGCTGTCCGGCAGGAAGGCGTCGGACAGCCGCCGCCGAAGCTCGGAGGCCGCATAGCCCGGCTCGGCGCCCAGCAGACCGTCCAGCTCCATGCCAAAGTTGGGAGAGTAAATCTGCCAGCGGAAGCGCTCCACGTTGACGATGGCCTCCACCGCCTGACGGACAGCCTCATAATTGTCGCAGCGGCCCCGCAGGCGGAGGGTCGCCGGGTCCTTCTGCCAGGTCAGGGAGGGCCGGTCCCGCACGACCATACCGGCGGAAAAATCGAAATCCGCTTGGGGCAGCACCGTCACGCTCCGTCCCCCCTCCCAAAAATCCGGGACAAAATGAGAAACTGCTCCCCGCGCCGCACCCGGAGCAGCAGCACCTTGTCCCCCACGGCAAGCCCCCGGTTGAGGATCATATACCCGTCCTCCACTGGCAGGGGCTTGCCGTCCTCATAGCAGCACAGGTCCATGAGCTGTTCCTCGGAGGTATAGGCGTCCGGTGTCAGGGCCTCGGCTGTGGGGTAGTCTCCGCTCAGACCGGCCTGGGTTTGACGGGAACCGCCCAGGGCGCTGCCGGTGGCCCCCTCCTGGGTGTCGTGGGTGTGCGCCAGTTCCGGCAGGCCGTGGGCATGGCTCAGGCCAGAGACGGCGTGGCTGTGCCGAAACCCCCGGGTGGTGTGGGCGTGCCTCAGCACAGGGAGCTTCTTCTCAATCACCGCCGCCGTGCGCCACAGCACCTGCTCCGGCAGGGGGGCCATAGACTCTCGTACTGTAACCTCCAGCGGAGCCGTTTTGGTGACGGTCCCCACCGCCATATCGGCCAGGCCGTAGGCCCCCAGGGACTGCTCCGTGAGGCGGTGCATGGTATCAATCAAATCCACAATCTATACCCCCAATTCCCGGACCTCCAGGTCCATGGTATGTACGTCGTTCTCGAAGGTATGGGACACCTTCTCCAGCAGCACCAGGGCGTGAAGGTCAATGTCCCCCAGCCGGGGCACGTCCATCAGGAGCATCTGCCCCGCCCGGAGGCCCGTCAGGCCCAGGGCCTTCACCTTCAGGCTCCGCCAACGGCGGTTGTAGTAGGCCAGCATCGACCGGGCCTTGGCGGCGGCCTGGGCATCGTTGAGGGCCTCGTCCACACTCTGGTAGTGCTGGAGCAGCCCCCAGCGGGCGATGTTGGCGCTGTCCACCGCCTGGAATACCTCGCCTCTGCCGGTGGCCTCGTTGGGGCGCACCAGCTTGACGGAGTTGTAGGTGTGCTCGTCGATGTCCGTCTTGTAGGTGTAGTCCAGCAGCAGGGAGCCCTCGCCCACCACCCCCTGCGCCACCATGCCCCCCGCCTCCCGGAGGGAGAGGGCCCCGGCGTCGTCAAAGAAGGTATACAGCCTTCCGGTGGCCAGGAGGGTCTGCTCAAGGGCGGCGGAGATAATATCCAGGCAGCTCTTGTCCTCCCGAATCAGGGTGGGGATGGCGTAGCCGGTGTCCTCCAGCACACCGGTGGAGAGCTGGAAGTCCTGGGCAATCTCCGTAAGAATCTGCCCGGCGGTGCGGCCCACAAAGCAATAGCTGGCGCTGGCCTTCAGGTACCGCAGCTGGTCATAGCAGGTCACGTCAATGACGGCATAGCGGTCCCTGGACTTGGTGAACACCCACCCCAGAAAGACCACCTGCCCATTCACCGAGAAGCGCACCACATCCCCCTCAAGGAAGGAAATGCCGGAGGCATTCACCGTAAATTTCAAGGTTCCAGGTGAGCCGGTGCGGTTGGTGGTGTAGGTGACCCTCTGGACCTGCGGGGCGATGTCCCAGCTGCGTCCGCTGTCCTTGTTCAGCAGAATCAGCTCACAAGTCATGCGCCCGCCCCCTGAATCTGCTCCCGCTTTACCCAGCCTCGGGCCCCGCCCGCCGGGGTGGTGATGTGGTAGGGGCAGGCCCGCCGGGGGTCGTTGGTGATGATGCGGGAAATTTTTCCCTGAAAGCCGGAAAAAGTCCCGTGGGGCTCCGCGCCCCAGCTGGAGTAGTAATAATTCCCGTTGACAATCACGTCCTGCCCCACTGTCAGCCGCCCGGCGGGAATGGCGCGGGTGGGCGTTGCGGCGGCCTCCACAGCCTGCCCCGCCTCCGGCTGGCGGAGGACGACAGTCTTAGCGGAGTAGTCCCGGTATTCCGTCAGACCCAGCTCATAATAAAAATCCCCGGTCTCTCCGCCCCGCTCTTCGGTATGGAAGGCGGTCACTAGGACCTCCAGGTTGGTGTCAAAGAGGGGCGCGCCGTCCTCCAGGCAGCGGTTGGCCACAAAGCGCACCGCAGTCCGCTCGTCCATAGCCGCCTTCAAAAAGCGGATGTAGAACTCCGGCGGCTGGAAACGGCCCGCCGTGACCACGTCCCCCTCCGGCCGGCCGGGCAGAAGCCCGGACCAGGTAATCACCTGGAGCTTAGGCGTCCGGGGGACCATGATGGGTCCCACGCCCAGCACATTGTACGTCCCGTTGTCGCTGTCCCGGCTGATTTTGTAGCTCTCCGGGTTGACCGGAAAGCGGAGGGCCGTCCCGTCCCGGGAGAGATAGAGTCCATACCGGTTTTCCATGCCGCTCCCCCCTATTGATAGCTCAAATCGGTGTGGCTGGCCGCCTGCTCCAGCAAAATCCGCTGCAAGGCGTTCTCCAGCCACTGCAAATCCTCCGCCGTATCGCCGGTGTTCTGGCCGTTGATGGTGATGACCGGGGTCTGGGCGGTGAGGTTGACCTTGTTGACATACTGCCGCTCCGCCATGTCCACAAAGAGCTTCCTGTCCTCTTCCGACAGGGCGACACTGCGTTTGATGGCTCCGGTGTCCCCCTTGATGGCCTCCAGGCTGTCCGGGATGCTGGAGGCGTTGAGCATACCGGAAAAATCTCCCCCGCCGCCGGTAAAGCCGCCGAGGATGTCGTTGAGCTGGAAATTGTCCAGCGCCCGCCCCATACCGGCCCCCGCCTGGGAGAAGTCCCGGATGGCGTCCTCGTACTGGATGGGGGTCATGCGCTCCACCTTGTTCTCGTTTTCCCCAAATATGCCCTTCACAAAATCGTTCACATTGTTTTGGAATCCCCGGACCGCGCCGGAGATGTTGGACCCCAGCAAAGCGTCAATGGCCCCGGCGGCGTTGCTCACCACGTCCATGATGAAATTAAACAGCCCCAGGAACAGGTTGGCAATGGCGGTCACAGGGTTATCGAAGACATTGGCAAAAAACTCGGCAAATGTGGCGATGAGATTCCAGCCCGCCGCAACCAGGTTATAGCCAAAAGCGTACAGCCCGCCGAGCACCCCTCCGATGTGTGCGCCGACCTCTTCGCTGGTCATGCCCGCGGCGTACATGGCCACAATCGCCGCGCCAATCAAAGCGGCGAGCAGGAGCAGCGGCAAGTGCGCGATTGCCCACGCCCCCGCCGACGCCAGCGCCGAGGCCACCGAAACCGCCGCAAAGGCCAGCATAGCCCCTCCGGCGAATTGCAGCACCGCAGACACCAGGTCCCAGTTGTCCGCCACCCACTGGGCTCCGCCCGCCAGCAGGTCAATGACGCTCACCGCCGCGCCGCCCAGCATCTCCAGTCCCGCAATCAGGCCGTTGACGGCCCTCTGTCCCAGCGCACTGTTCAGAAGGCCGTTGAGCCGCTCCAGGGCGGGCTCCATGGACTTGACGGCGGCATTGCCCGCCATGGTCCACGCCTGAGAGAAGGTCAGGGGCACCCGCTCAAAGGCCGCGTCGGTCTCCGCCGCCGCCCCCAGCAGCGCCTCCTTGACTACCTGGGAGGTAATCCTTCCCTGGGAGGCCAGCTCCCGCATTTCTCCCACGGTCACGCCCATATGCCGGGCGATGGTCTGGGCAATGGTGGGGGCCTGCTCCAGGACGGAGTTCAATTCCTCCCCCCGCAGCACGCCGGAGCTCATAGCCTGGGTGAGCTGGAGCATAGCCGCCTGTATGCCCTGGGCGCCGGTTCCCGCCAGGGTGAACTGCTTGTTGAGCTGCTCGGCAAAGGCCACCAGCTCCCGGTTGGAGGAAAAGGCCTCCCCGGCCATAGTCCCCAGCTTGCCCACCATGTCCGCCGTCTCCTGGTAAGCGCCCCGGGAGCGCTGGGCGGACTGGTAAATCAGGTCCTGGAGCTCCGCAGTGGTCTGGAGTCCGTCGTTCATCCGCTCCAGCCGGGCGGCGGTCTGGGTGTGGGCGTCCGCCAGACCGGCAAACGCCTGCACCCCGCGCAGGCTCACATAGGCCCCCGCCAGCCCCAGAATTTTCCCCATCAGATTGTCCGCAGCACCCGCCCCCTGGCGCATTTTCCCGTTGACCCGCTCCTGGGCGGCGGAGACCCGGTCACAGGAATCCACCAGCCTCTGGGTGTGCCGCCCCGCGTCCTCCATGGACTGGGCGGTGCCCTCCGCAGAGCGGGCCATCTGCTCCAGCGCGCCCCCCGCCCCTTTTGCGGCGGTCTCCATGCCCTTCTGACTGTCCGCCGCCGCCCGACCGGCGGAGGCCGAGCGCTGAAGGAGGGAGAGATACCGGTTTAGTGTGGCGGAAAACTGGTCCGCAAGGGTGAGCGTCTCCCGTATGGCCGCCATCTACGTCCCCTCCTTCGCCCGCTGGCGGGCCCTCATCTCTCTGCACGCAAACTGCGTCAGCAACATCTTTTCCCGGGTGGGAAGTCCGGCCACCTGGCTGGGCCTCCAGCCGTGGTTGACGGCCATGTAGTAGGCAAGCAAGGTGTCCGCGTCCCCCCGGTCTAGGAGTTTTTTGCCTCTTCCTCCGCGTCGCTGTCCAGACCGGACAGCTTCAGAATGGCGTCGGACAGCCGGGCAAATTCTCCCACCAGAAGCATCCGCCCGGGCACCTCCAGGGGGTCCAGGGTCCCATAGCGCCTGCACAATTCCTCGTGGGAGAAATCCGGCTCCACTGTGGCCGCCACCACCAACCGGCGTCCATACTCGGTTTTGTCCAGTGTCTCCACAAGCTGCCCGTTCTGCTTGAGGCGGCGGGTGGACTTGCGCACCAGCTCGTCGTTCTCCATCTGGGTGATGGGGCGGATGGTAAAGGGGGCGGGCGTCCCGTCCTCCCGGCGGAAGCGGCGGGAGATCACAACCTCCTGGGGCAGCGCCTCCTGGGCCGGGTTCAAAAATGCGCTCAAGTTCATGTCAAACACTCCTTTTTCATGTACCCGTCTCTGTAGGGGCGCGGAAGCTGGACAGGACCTCAAAATCCTCATAGCTGAAGCTCAGGTCCATGGTCAGCATGTCCGCCTCCGCGTCCAGGATGGACAGGGGGACCGTTCCGGTCAGCTTGCAGTTGTAATAGGCCACCACCTGGGCCCCCACCGTGGCGGTGGGGTCGTCGTTGGTGGTCTGCAAATTGAAGTAGGGCATGGACCCGTTTCGGACATACTCCGCCATCATCTCCAAAAACAGGGGGGTGCCGTAGTAGACCGTCATGGTGCCGGTCTGCTTCACCGCTCCCGGCTTCTGCTGGGTCCTTTTGGTGCCCACCACCTTCATGTCGGAAGAGGTAATCTCCGCCTGAGTCTTGACGTTCTTGGCCCCAAACAGCTCCTGAACCTGGCCGTCCCGGATGAGGACCGCCTTGCCGGCCGCGCCGTTTAGGGTGTCCCGTTCCAATAAATAGCTCATACGCTCCCTCCCTTAGGATACGGCGACGGTCAGATAGACCTTCTCTACGGCGTCCCCAATCTGGAGGGCCGCTGTCACCACGATGCTGTCCGCCGCCGCCCCGGGCTCCACGGTCACGTCGGCCCCGGTGGGCCGCTCCCGCAGCGCGCCGCGCTCGTACATGGTCCGCAGATACCCCAGAACCGCCGCCTGGAACAGCCCTCTGCCCTGGCTGTTGTTCTTGACCTTTCCCAGATAATTCAGGGAAAACTCCCGGTAAATGTCGTTGGCCAGACTGCCGCACACCCGCATGGTGAGGTTTTTGTGAAATACCTGACCGGTATCAGGGGTGTAGGTGGTCAGGGTGTTGATATCGGTCTCAATCCGCACCCGGTCAAACTCCCGGACCAACACGAGATTGCCGGACAGAATCTCTTCTTCTATCCGGTCGTTGGTCAGCCGGGGCTCCACGTCTGCCGCGCCGGGATAGGCGGCATAGGTCAGGCTGTCCGCGTACTGAGCCCCCGCCTGGGCTCCCGCCAGCCACCAGACTACCTGGTTGGCAGTCAGCTGCGTACCGTCCTCCAACACCACACCGCTGTTGGTGCTGATGACAAAGGGGCTGCCGGCGCTCTCGGCCCCGGCGGTCACCAGCTGGGCGTACCTCCCCTCCTGTCGGGCCAGACGCCTGATAAAGGTGATCATCGCCGCCTGTACCGTCTTATCCGTGCCGTCATAGGCCAGGATATCGAACGAGCAGGGCTCCAGGACCTCCAGGGCGGCGGCGTAGGCGGAGGGCTCCACAGTCCCGTCGGCTCCCCCGGTGAGGGTCACCCCCGCCGTAGCGGTGAGCGTGCCCGTTTGCGAGAAGGTAACCCAGCCGTTGGCCGCCAGCTCTGCCGCCGTCCGGACCTGCTGCATGTCCACAATCTGCCCGCCCACCAGAGTGGAGACCGTGAAGCGGCCGGCCTCATCCACATCCGGCGTGACGGCGACAGACAGGTCGTTGCCCCGCACGCCGGGATATCGGGCCGTCACCGTGACGGCGGTTTCCCCCGTACCGATGGTCCCCGCAGCCTTGACCGCTCCGGCGGCCTCCAGCCGGACCAGCAGGACCTTGACGGGCCCTCCTGTGACGTTGGTACCCTTGAACATCTCCCGCAGAAAGCGCGCGCCCGGGTCCGTGAGGGGTACGCCCACATAGGGCGTCACATCCGCCCCGGCGGCGATTTCCACTGCCTTGCCGGGCTCCCCCCAGCTCAGGGCCTTGGCAATCGCCACCGTCCCCCGCACGCCCTGGTTCACAGGGGGCGCTCCTTCGCTTTTGAAATTGATATACACGCCCGGACGGACCTTGTTCTGGGCGCTCCAGTTTCCTCCCGCCATCAGCGCTCGCCTGCCTTTTTGAAAAATTGGTCCAGGATGCTCCGGGCTTCCTCCACGGTATACTCCGGTCCTGGCAGCAGCACCGAGGCAAAGTCCTTCTGATATCCCGCCAGTGCTTTGCTGCGCAAAAGCTGCTCCGTGGGACAGCGGACAGTTTTGGGTTTTGCTTTCGTTTCTGCCATTTTAAGATACCACCTCCGTGTAAGATTCCATCAAGCCCATAGGGATGGCGTGTTCCGGCCGGGTCACCCACAGCTTGAGCTCAAACTTGTAATGCAAAGCGCCGGCGTCGATTCGCCACTCCCGCTCATAGGCCCGCAGGAGGGTGGAGGCCGTCCCGTCGGAGTAGGGGAAGGTTTCCAACACCAAATCCAGGGCCTCCGCCGCCGCCTGATAGCGCCGCTGGAGGTCGGGCCGGTGGTAGTCCTCCAGATAGGTCAAGTCCAGCCCAATCCGCCGCAGCCAGCGCTTCCCCGGACGCAGTTCCATGTAAGCGTACCGCTGCTGGAGAAAGGCGCAGGGCATTTGGCTGTCCTGCTGGTTGGGGTCCTCGTAGAAGGCCACCCCCGGCAGCACGGGGGCCAGGGCCTCCGCCAGGGAACGGGCCACAGCTGAGAGCGTAAAGGTCATTCCAGCAGCCCCTCCAACCGGCAAGAACCCTCCTGCACCGCCCGCCGGTATTCCTCCTTGGCGGCGTCCACCATGTAAACACCGGGGACATAAGGGGTCTTGGCGCCCACAATCAGGCCCACCTTGGCAGCCGGGTCGTACTCCAGCAGCCCAGATTCCGGGTTGACATACAGCCCTGGAACAAAGTGCCGGTCCATCCGGTGCCCCTGGTCCACGTAGGAGGCGTACTCCTTGTCGTTGGCCAGAATGGTTACCCAGTCGGAGCCCTGCCGGACTGGAATAATTTCACTGTCCGCCGCCCAGTGCTGCTTCAGCTCCCCGGTGCGGGTGTTCGTTCCGCTCAAATCGCCCCCTGTGGGCGGCGTCAGTCCGGCGGCCTTTTCCACCGCCCGCTGTGTGGCCTCCTGGGCAATGTCCGCCAGGAGGTCAGGCAGTTGTGCCTGTGCCCGTTTCAATCCCTCCACCCGCTCCTGAAGCGTCATTCTGAATCCCTCCCTTCAACCATTCCTCCTGTACCAAGGGTATCTCCTGGTGGGCCAGACCGGGGAGCACCGCCCCAAAGGGCTCAAAAAAGTGGTTGGGCTCCGCCGCAAAGGCCCGCAGCGCCGCCGTCGTTCTCCCCAGCCCAGCCCCACGGCGGATATGCAGCTCGTCTCCGGCCTGCACGTCCACCTCGTTGCCGCACTGCACCCAGTCCTTTTGCCGGACGGAGGCCGCTGTCTGACCCATATCCAGGGCAGACCCGGACGCCTGGTAGAGGCGGCACGGGACCCCCCCCAGCAGCAATACCCGCTCATGCCGGGTCAGGGCCCCGTCCCGGACTGCCTGGACCCGGTAAAGGTCCATCCGGTCGGTGTACCAGTCCTGAAAGTTCACAGCACATAGCTCCCTCCCATACCCGCCAGCCTGGCCCGTGCGGCCAAAAGCTGGCCATACTGAGTGGCGTTCAAATCTCCCCAGGCTTCTGTGGCGCGGGTCAGGGCGCTGGTGTCGTAGGTAATGCTGTCCTGCCCCAGCTTGGCCGACTGCACCACCCCCACCATGGCCCCGCTGGCCGCCGCCTGGGCGGGGCTGTCGGAGCCCTCCGCGTAGGTGCGCAGATAGAGCGTGGCATAGTGGGCCGCATACAACCCGCAGGCATATCTCCATCCCTCCAGCCACTTGTCCGGTTGAATGGCGGCGTTGGCCTGGCAGATCAGTTCCTCCAGCATGGCGGGAGGAACCAGGGAGACTGCGGGGGCTTCCTCTGAGCCCTTACTGAAAAACTGGGGAAAGTCCGCCTGGAACATCTCCGCTGTATAGGCCCCCTGGCCATAGCCCAGGTTGGCCGCTGCCGCCTGGACGCCCCAAAACTGCGGCTTACCCGGCCACATGCTTCGGCTTCTTCTCCTTTTGGGAGAAGTCCTTGTCTGTGCCGCTGGCGGAGAGAATCACCTTCCCGTCCTCCACCAGCGCCTGAAAATAGCTGGAGTGCTCCGCCCAGCCGGGCACAGGGCCCACGCAGTCCTTTTTCAGAAAAAACCGTTCCCCGTTGGGGCCGGGCAGGAGGATATTTCGTTTCGATACCGCAAACATACTTCCACCCCCCTCAAATGCCGTCGAAGTACATCATGGTTTGGGGATAAAAGAGCTCCACCTCAGAAAGGTTGGCCGCGTAGGCGGTGTCATAGCAGAAATGGGCGGCGTTGGGCTGGCTCAGGGCCCGGCTCAGGGGGACCAGCTCTTCCACCTGGAGAAAGCGCTCATGGTTGACATAGATGACCATCCGGTCGCTCCCCCCGGTACCCGCCCCCTTGCACCACCGCACCGCGCCCACATACAGGCTCTTGCCGTTCTTTGCGGCCACGTTGTTCTTGAGGATAAAATCCAAAATGGTCTCGGTGGCCAAATCGGTGACCATGGTGTTGAGAATGTAGGCGTACTGCTCGTAGGGGAGCAGGATGTGGTTGGGCATGGCGTCCTCGTCGTACTCCGCCGCCGCCCAGACGGCGGTAATGCCGGCGTTCACATCCGCTAGAATCTGTTCCTTGGTCTTGTTCTCCCATTTGGTGGAGGGGGCGTCCGCCCCATTGGAGGCTACGGTGGTCTCCGTCACATCCGGGTGGTTCACCAGACCCGTGGTGCCATAGGCGGGAAGACCTGTATAGACGTTTTCATCCATGTGCTTGTCGTAGGCCCTGCGCATTCCATCCTGAAGCATCTGGTCCAGGGACCGGCCGATGTAGTTGGCCTTCTGCATATCCACCCACATCACCCGCAGGGCGGCGGCGAAGGTATGGGCCTTAAACATGCCCTTGTCCAGGTTAGCCTGAACGATGGGCAGGCCGTTGGAGCCCCCGGCCTGAACGGGACTCTCCCCCGAGCCGCCGGTGATGCCGTAGCCCACCGACTGGGCGGAGACGTAGTCCACCCACCCGCCGCCGGACTTGACGACAATATCACGGGGATAGGTGATACTGGTGAGGGGCTTGCGGATTAGGGGGTCCCGCTTCTCCAGTTCGGAGACCAGGAACGCCTGGCCGGAGGCGATGCCCGCCGCGTCCATCGTGGGCGTGCCGCCGGAAGGGGCCCCGCCCTTTGCCTGGATAATCCCCGCGTCAAAGGTGCCGACATTCTGATAAGCCATTGCTTTTCCCTCCTTTAAGCCTGGTTCATGGTGAGAATGCGCAGTTCCGCCACACCGTTGGCGTCGGCGGGGCCCGCCCAACGGCAGTTGGTGAGCTCCACCGTATTGGCGGCGTCGGCCACAGCCTCAAAGCCGCCCACCACACCGGCAGGCACGGCCTCGTTGGCCGTCACGCGGACATAGACCTGACCGTCCAGCTTGGGAACGCCCACATTGCACCGGACGTTGATGCACCCCCGCTGGAACACGGGGACGGCTTCCCTCTGGGCGTAGGAGCCCACGTTCTGCTCCAGGTAAAACAGAGCGCTTTTGACCTGGCGGGAGGCCACGCCCACAAAGGCGGCGGCGGTATCCCCCGCGCCCATGGGGACCACCGCCCCTGCGGCGTCATACTTGAGGGCCCCGCCGAAGGGGACGGCTCCGCCTGCGGGGCGGGTGTTCACAATCATATCCGGCTGCCGGGCGTAGGAGCCCGCGTAACCGTGGGGCATGGTCTTGCCGATGTTCTGGGGGGTCAGTCCCATTATGCATCCTCCTTTTTCTTGTGGGGGTTCCGGGCGGCGTAGGCGGCCTCGGAGTCCCGGCAAATGGTCTCAAAACTAGGGGCTGTGTCTGCGGCCCTGCGGGCGTGGGCCGCTGCGGCCTGCATCACCCGGCCCAGCACGTCGGGCCCCTGCATAGTGGACAGCAGCGCGTCCACCACCTGGGAGCGCTCCTTGGCGTCCCGAATGCCCGCCACGGCGGGGCGGACCTTTTTCAGCAGCGCCGCCGCCGCGTCCTTGGCCGCCGGGGACATGTCCGCCATTTCATCCGCCGGGATTGTGACCGAGGCCTCCGGCTCTCCGTGCCCCTTCCCGGCCAGCTTCTCAATGAGGCTGTCCAGGTCCCCCTCGTCCCGAAGGGTCTTTTCCTCCTGTCCGTCCTTGTGCTGGAGGGCGGTGAGCAGCGCAAGGACCTTGTCCAGCTTGCTCCCCAAATCGTCCCCCTTGGGGGCCCGCTCCACCATCCCGTCCCCGGTGGGGGGAGCCTCCTTGTCCCCAGCGGGCGGGGGAGCCTCCTTCTGGCCCTCGGGGGCCGCGTCCAGGGCCTTGGCGGCGGTGGCCACCAATCCTTGGACCTCTTCCGGGGTCTGCGCCTCCTGCGCCGCCATGCCAAGGGCGTTCAGGATGGCCTCTGAAAATTTACCCATGTACTTCCTGCCTTTCTCCGCCCCTTGGGCGGCGTCTTGTATCGCTACCTCGTGTCCGGCCCGGCCCCTGAGGACCACCGCCACGTGATTGCCGCGAATCTTAGTCTGCCTGTACCCCGCCCCCTCCGGGACGTACTCGCACAGGTACCCGCAGGACACCTCCCGCAGCATTCCGCTCTCTACGTCGGAAATCAGATTGGCGTCCTTAATCAGCAGGTCCGCTACCAGCCTATCCCCCTCCCGGCGGACCCGCTGTATATGCCCCCTGGAGTAGTTTGCGTGGTTCTCCGGCCCTACTTGCTCCGGCGGGTGGCCCTGGGTTACGTCCTTGCCCTCAAAACTGGCCATTGCCGCCGCTTCAAAGACGTCCTCCGGGTACCGGTTGACCACCACCACCCGCTCCGGGTCCCCCTCCAGCCCCAGTTCCCCCGCCAGATATTCCTGTGGGCCCGTCCGGGCAATGGGCACATCCCGGCAAATGAGATACCCCTCCGGCGTTCTGTCCATGTGGGGACTCAGCTGGGTACCATAGTAGGTAAGCAAATGGTGTCACCTCCAAACAAAAATGGGGCCGGCCTGTAGGAGCTCCTACAAGCCGACCCCGATTGGTCCTTCCACCCTGTCCATTCAGGTGTGGGTTACAATTTCAGTTCTTTTTGTGTGACGATTTGCACCTTTACCGAGCCATCCTTCATCTGCTTGAGCTGGACCCGGTGCCCCTGAATCAGTGCTGCCTCAATGGCGCGAATCATCTGTGCCGTCATGGGTCATCCCTCCAAATCAATATCAGGAAGAATACTGCGCAAAGGGCGGCCCTGAATCATCCAGCGGTCCAACAGGTCATCCAACGTATCAAACTCCAAATACATATCCGCAGGGCTGTCGGAGGCCGTCACATAATATTTCCCGTCTGGACTGCAAATAGAATATGTTTGCTCGTTGTAATCAAACTCCGGCTCATTGCACAGCATAATCTCTGTAAATCGCTCAACTGTCATTTTCATCGCCTCCCAGAATATCCCTGTGCTGTATTCGTTCATCCTTCGTCGCTTCTCGGGCAGGCCGGTCGGGCCTGCCATACTCAGGCCATGTGTAATCATGTACATGTTCCCCATGCCGCCCGAAAGGATGCTGTTTGGGGTGTCCGTGGTCATCTCCATGTATTTGAGTTCTCATAACACCAGAGGCGTCGTAAATGGTGCGATCATGTTGTTTCCCACCCTGAGACATTGTATCTATGACCGCATTTGGCCGGTATTGCCTGTTTAACTTCGGACGGTCTCTTTTTCTCCAATCATCCGTCACCACAACCGTACCATCTTCATGATACCGCACCCGGCTGTATTTTTCAAGACGTTTCGCCTCACGGTAATCGGACAGCCACCCCCGGTATTTCTCGTCGTCCGCCCGCTTGTGCTTTTGGAAGGTCTGGAAGCTCTTGGGGACCCGGTCGGGAATGGTCAGCCGGTAGCGCTCATACTGGCGGTAATCGGAGAGCCACTTGGCCCGGGCCTGCTCCTTCTTTCGATAAGCGTCAATCTGCTGCTGGCTCCTGGGGTCCCGGGTGGGGGGATTGGTCCGAAAGCTGGAGAACTCTTTGATTTTGCGGAGCTCCTCCGGGCTCAGGCCCATGGGTGTCCAGGGAATGAGCACATGCAGGCAGTTGGGGTGGATGTTCAGCCAGGAGTTGGCCAGGGTGTCCGGCCCGCTGGGGTCCACCTTCCCGAATGCCGCCGCCAAGGGCGGGAAATCCGGGTCCGTGCCGCTTCTGGAGTACACCCGCCCCTCCAGAGGGGCGCACAGCTTGCACGTAGTCCCGTGGGCGCTGATTTTGTACAGGTCCTGCCCCTCGTCCGCCGTCAGCACCGCGAGGACCTCCGCCTGACGGCTGGTGGTCCGCAGGACCATCGCGCCATAGGCGTGCAGGCTCCAGCGCCGCCCCGCCTTGTCGATAAAGGCCGTCACCCCCTCCTGCCGCAGGGCCTCCACAAAGCGGGGCAGGGCCTTGTATGCCCCGGCCCCCTGGGCCTGCATGGCGGCGGCCTGCTCCAACCCCACCCGGCGGAACACATCCGGCTCCACCCGCCCCAGCAGAGCGCTTTGCAGGGTGGCGGCAGCCATCGCGGCAGACGCTTCAATCTCCCCCATAAGGTTCATCACCAGCCGTTGGACAATGTCCGTCTGCGTGCTGGTGAGCGCAGCCGCGTTGGCATACCCCAACCCGTGCTTCTCCGCCGTCTCAGGGACAGGGAGGGGCTTTCGGTCCTCTGGGCGCTTGAAGTAAAACTGACGCTCAATCATTTTGGGCACATAGCTCCAGCATTCGTTGGACAGCCGCAGGAGGATGGTCTGTACCCGCTCCAGGGCCGCCTCCGCGTGGTAGTCCGCCAAACCCCGCGCACGCAGGCGGGCAATCTCGTTGATGATGTCTGTCTCCGCCCGGAGAAACAGCTGAATGAGCCGCTTCAGCTCTCGGGGCGCAGGAGCCCGGTTCAGGGCGGGCATTTAGCCGTCCTCATCATCATCTGCAAGCAGCTCTTCTTGGGTGACGCCATACAGGCCAGGTTTCAGCAGCTTCAGAAGATCCCAGAAAGGCGCTTCCGGGTGGGCTATTCCATAATCAATAATTTCTTCTGCCGAACCATCGGTACAAGCGCTGTATACAAGCATTTCAACATCATCCTCTTGCACAAGGTCTTTTTTTAGAGCGCCTTGACCAATGTACTGTTGGAGAAATGCTCTCAGTTTTTCTTCCATATAATGACCCTCTGTTCACTTTATTTTGGAAACCCACAGTGTTTTGAATCCACCGTATCCGTCGGCCTCCACCGTGTACTGCCGGTTAGCACTTCGTATCGTTGGTCTTTCCCATTTTACCACTTCCGCCGCCGCTGGTAAAGCGGCCGTTGCTGGGGTCGTGGTGGGGATTATAGTCCCTGGCCAGAGCGTCCCCGGTCTCCTGCACAGGGGCGTCCTCAAAATCCAGCCCCGCCAGGGGGTCCCGCAGGGCGGTCAAATCGCTGTACGACTTCCCTGTGTTGGCCTTGATTTCCTCATCGGTAATGCTCCCGAACATACCCGTCTCGCCGGAGAGTTTTTTGAGCTCCTTCTGGGCGGTGTCCGCCGCCAGCAGGCCCGCCTGGAACAGGTCTCGGAGGGCCAGGCCCTTCTTCTCCGCAATCTCCGCCGCCTCCTTCGCGGTGGGGGTCCACAGGGGCGGGAATTGGATGTCCAGCGCGTCCGGGACCGCCCCCCACACGGACATGCACAGCACCGGCAGAATCCGCTCCAGGACGGGCTTGAGCTTGCTCTCCCGGAGTGTATCCACATAGTCGTAATAGTTGCGCAAATCGCTCTCCCCGGTGGCGTTGAGCCCTGCCGGGGCGCGGCCGAAGAGCTTGGTCACGGGAATCCGGGAGGCCCCGGACAGGTCCAGGCACATACTGTCATAGACCTCCTGGAGCCCGGTAAAGGTGTACTGGGTGCTGTGAATCTGGTCCCCCTTGTTGACCAGCTGCATTCCAAAATTGGACTTCATCACGCTCTGGGCCTGCATGGTGTTCCAGAACCGCCGCTGCTGGCCCCCGGAGCCCAGGGAGAAGAGCTGGTCCAGGTTCTCCACCTCCATGGTGTCTACGTTGGCCCGGAAGGTCAGGGCCGCCATATTGGCGGAGACATTGTCGTGCTTGACCACGTCCTGGTACAGGGCCTCCACCTCGCTCTCCCCCCAGTACAGCCCGGCCAGCCGCTCCAGATAGGGCAGCTCCCGCCCGGTGAAGCGGACCACTCGGGAGTGATGGACCCGAGCCGCAATACGCCCCTCCGGGCTGTTGATTTGGTAAAACTCCGGCAGGCCGAAATCCGGGTCGCTGCTATCGCTGACCAACCCCATTTCCGGTGTGATGCCGCACCAGCGGTCCAGGATGTACAGGCCCCCAAAGGTCCCCGGAAGGACGCTCTCCAGCTCCAGGGGCCGGTCCAGCATTCCCTCCTGGCCCCGAATGAGCAGGATGCCCGCCGCGCCGCCGTATAATCTCCCCCAGCGCAGGCCCTCGTTGATTCGCTCCCGCAGGGCGGTGCGCCGCTGGACCTGCTCCAGGGCCTTCCAGTGCTCCGGCCCTACACCCCCCAGGGTGAACCAACGCCTGGTCATATCATCGGGGATAATGCCCACCACATTTTGGACCACCCAGTTGGAGCGGTACAGCGAATTGAGCAGAGCATAATTGTCCGTCATGCGGGTCAGGGGGTAGTCCGTGGCCTCCAGCGGAGACTGGGAGCCCCAGCCCAGCCGGAACAGGGGGTTGGAAAAGGCGTCCGTGGTCTGGATGGGGGCCAGTTCCGGCCCTTGGTTCTGTGTTTGGCTGCTCAAGGGACACCTTCCTCTCCGTACCGCCATTTTGGCAGGATTGTGTTGACGTAGTACCGCAGGGCGTCCGGGCCGTGGTCCTGCTGCTTGACGGGGCGCTCCACGCCCCCCAGCTGGGCGGCCTTGGCGTCCCAGACGTAGGATTGCAGCTCTCCAAGGAGCCCCCGGCAACGCCGGTGGACCTTGAGCCGCCTTTGCGCAAAGAGCTGGGACACCCGCCGGATTCCGTTGAGCACCTCATTGTCCCCCGGACGCACGTACACCCCCCGCCGCTGGAGCTCCGCAATAAAGCTGGCCGCCGACGGGTCCACGACAACCGGGCAGAAAAACTGCGGGTCGGCCCCCATGAACGCCTCCAGGTCCGCCGCGTACTCCCCGTCGGTCTTTTGCCGCAGGCCGGTGGCGTCCGCGTCCCGGCTGTCCCAGCGGTATTCCCGGTCCACCCAGACTGTTTCGCCGTCGTCGTAGATATCCAGGAATACCGTGGGGTTTGCGGTGCCATAGTCGCAGGCAATGGCCCGGCTGGCCAGGTACGGGAGGCCCTTGGGACGGGAATCGTCCTCATAGGTGTTGGCCGGCCGGTCAAACATGTCGTAAATCAGCCCATCCCCCGCAGTCCACTCCCCGTCGATGTACCGCCGCTTGAACACCCCCGCGTACAGACTCCGATACCGGGCGCGGGTTTCCTCCGTGAGGCTGGGGTTGTCCTCCATGGTAAAGTGCAGGTGAGTGGCGTCCTTTTCCTCCAGCTTCAGCAGCCACTCCTTGCGGAACCAGTGCTCGGGCACATCCGGGTTGCAGTTGAACCACAGCTTGCTCCCCGCCGCCGAGCACCGGGCTAAGGCCTGCTCCACAAAGGACCGGGGCATGAGGGCCGTTTCATCCAGCAGCACCCCCGCCAGAGTGACGCCCTGTATGAGCATGTAGGAGGACTCATCCCGCCCGCCGAACACGTAAAACCGGTTGGACCGCCCGCCTCGGGAGACGGTGAGCACGTGGCCCCCACGGGTGTACTCCATGCGGAAGTGCTCTTGCAGATAGGCCACCCCAAGCAGCGGCTGAATGATGTTCCGCTCCGCCGCCCCCACCGTCTTGCCGCACAGGGCAAAGGAGCTCTTGTCAAAGCCCCCCATGGCCCACAGCAGGAAGGACAGGGACATGATGGAGGTCTTGCCCGAACGCACCGCGCCGTCGCAGATGAGGGCGGTCTTGCCGGTGTAGGGCCAGCGGAGCACTTCAATCTGCTTGGGCGACAGCACTGGCGGCCTCCTTCAAGCTCTTGGTAATGGGATCGTCCTCCTGGGGGGCTGTGGGAAGGCTCTCCGCTTTGGCGCCGTAGCCGTGGCGGCTCATCCACAAGGCGGCTAGTTTGGGGTCGATGACGCCCAGCTCGAACTTCATCCGGGCGTCCACCTCACACTCTTCTTTCATGCGCGTAACGATGTCCGAATACCGCCCATCGGCAGCATAAGTGTCATAAAAAATCGACCGGGAGATATTCGCCCACACACAAAAACCTTCGATGGTACAAGTCACGGAGCGTTTGAGCTCCTTACTGACAAATTCCGAGTTCTTGGCGCTGAAATCGTGGGTAAGTACCTTTTGGTCATTACACCACGCCTTGTATTCCTCCCACGCATCCCATAGCGCTTTTGCTGTCTTGAATTTTCGTGGGCGTCCCATGCCTCCACCGCCTTTTCATTAAAGAATTACCCTGTCAAAAAACTTCCACAGGGTAATTATAAAACAGATTTCAGAGCGCTTGCCCAATATATTGGGCATATCAAAAATTTTTTTCGAGGCCCAAAAGGCAGTCCACAGATACCTGAAAATAATCCGACAACTTCATAAGCACATTTGCAGTAGGTTCCACCTCACCGCTTTCATAAAGAGAAACCATATTTTTACTCATCCCACACAGTTCTGCAAGCATCCTGCGGCTCACCCGCTTTTGTTCCCGCAAACGCCGTAATTGTTTGGGAAACTCAGTCCTTGCCCCGTCGTTACCCATGTTTCTCCCCCTACAATAGCTCCACCGTTTTTGTCAAACCATAATGCCCTTGTATTTATTCAGCCTGGCCCGGATGGCGGCCATCATGGCGTTTTGCCCATCAGCCTTTTCCCGCAGAGCGGCCATAGCATCCTGCTCCACGGTTCCCTCCGCTACCAGATAAATCACACTGGTGGTAGCGGACTGCTGCCCCTGCCGGTGCAGCCGGTCATTGAATTGCTCGTCAAGCTCCAGGTCGTACATGGGTCCATACCAAACGACAATGTGCCCACCGTCCTGAAGGTTTAGCCCATGCCCGACCCCAGCAGGGTGGGCCAGCAGCAAAGGTATCTCCCCACGGTTCCAGGCCGCTATGGTGTCACTGTCCTTCAGCTGCACCGCCTGGGGGAACCGGGCCATGATGCGGTCCCGCTCATGCTGGTATCGGTAGGCCACCAATACCGGCTCCCCGGCGGCCTCCTCCAGAACATCCTCCAGGGCGTCCAGCTTGTCGGTATGAAGCTCATGGGCGGCGTGGTCCTCGTCGTAGACGGCCCCGCCCGCGATCTGCAACAGCTTTCCGTTTACCGCCGCCGCACTCCCGGCGTCTATGACGTCCTCGGCCAGCTCCAGAAGGGCGTCCCTCTCCATGCTCTCGTATAGGGCACGGGCCTCCGGGGACAGGACCACCGGCCTCACGGTTTCCACAAGCTCCGGCATCTTCACGTTTCCTTTTGTTTCCAGGCTGACGCAGATATCGGAGATCAGGCTGTAAACCTGGTCCTCCGCCCCCGGCCTGGGCTTCCACTCATAGATCACATACCCATTCTGGCGGCCTGGGGTGAAGTATTGATTGCGGTATGCGGTAAACGTCCGGCCCAGCCGTTCCCCCTGATCCAGTAAGTACACTTGCGCCCAGAGGTCCAACAGGCTCCGGGGGCGGGGGGTGCCGGTCAGGCCCCACAGGTGCTTGACCAGGGGACGCACTTTCCGCAGGGCCTTGAAGCGTTGGGAGCTGGGATTTCGGAAGCTGGACAACTCGTCAATGATTACCGTGTCGAAAGGCCAGTTCAGGCCGTAATACTTCACCAGCCACGCCACGTTCTCCCGGTTGATGCAGTAGATGTCGGCGCTCCGGGCCAGGGCCGCCCGCCGCTGCTGTGCGCTTCCCAGGACCTTGCTGATCCGCAGATGGCGGAGGTGGTCCCACTTTTCGCTTTCCCGGCTCCAGGTGTCCTCCGCCACCCGCAGGGGTGCGATCACCAGGACCTTGGACACCTCGAAGCTGTCATACAATAGCCGGTCCGCCACCGTCAGGGCCACGGACGTTTTACCCATGCCCGGCTTCAAGAACAGCCCGGCGGCGGGGTGGTCCAGGAGGTAGTCAATACAAAACTGCTGGTATTCGTGGGGGGTGTACTTCATGTCAACCCCTCCCCACTGATGGCGGCCATCATGGCATCGACGGCAGGCTTGCTATCCGGCACAAAGACCCGGAAGCCCAAAGCCCGAAGCCGCCCATGCACATAACGCTGCCTCCGCTTCGGGGTCTTGCCGAGGTCCTTTGTTTCCGCAAAGTAGACCCTGGCCCCCGGAAGGAGTATCAGCCGGTCCGGCACCCCGGTCCACCCAGGGCACACCAGTTTCAAGGCGAGGCCGCCTGCCGCTTTTACTCTGTCGCGGAGATATGCTTCCACTGTTTTTTCCATAGGTCCTCCAAATTCACAAACGCTTGGGATTTTGGCCTGGTTGCCGGTTGCCGCCTCTCGCGCGCGTATATGCTGGCGCATTAAGCGGGCAATACGCGCTTTTTTCTCTTTAATCCCTTTAATTTCAGTTTCATTTAGGATTTACGGCAACCACGGCAACCGCCCCCGGTATTCCCTGACAGCTCAATGGTTTATCCCGGTTGCCGGTATCGGCAACATAGCGGCAACCACGGCAACCAAAACGGGGCCTTCCGGTTGCCGTACTATGGAGAACGGCAACCACGGCAACCGGGATAAATCGGCTTTACTCGGTCATGCGCTCAAAGCACCTCTGCACCCCGTAGGGGCCGCATTTCTGCTTTTTGGCAACCTCCCGCCAGCCGGGCATATTCCGCATGATAGCCCGTAGCTGGTCCCCTCGCTGGCGGTCCAGTCGGCTGGTATCCTCTTGAAAAAGCTCGTTCCAAATTTCCGCGATACAAACCCGGTTCCGCCGGATCGCGCCCTGCCCGGCGGCCAGTTCATCACAAAGCCAGAGCTGCCGGGCGGCCTTGTCCTTCTTCTCCCAGTCCTCCGGCAAGGGCCGGTCCAGAAACTCCGCCACCTCCCCGGCCCGTGGGTCGTCCTCGGTGAAATACTGCTGTTGCTCCAGGGCGTAGTCCGCCAGCTCCGGCGGCAGGATCAGGGCCTCCCCGGCCTGGTACATCGTGACGGCCTCGGCCCAGAGTTGGTCAATGGTGGGCTGGGCCAGGTCGCCCCATACAGTTTTTACCGGGGCCTGCTCCCCCAGCCGTACCGGCCAGAAGCGCCGGTTGCCGGTATCGTCCCGGAGGAAGGCGGTGCTGTTGGTGGTGCCGATGAACACGCACTGGCGGGGGTGGTCCTCCACCCGGCGGCCATAGGCGGCCCGGTAGCTGTCCACCTGCTTGCTAATGAAGTTCTTGATGGTCTCGATCTCTATCTTCCGCATAGCGGCCAGTTCTCCCAGCTCTACCAGCCAATAGCCCTGGAGGCCCTCATACGCCTCCTTGGTACCGATCCCGGCCAGGCTGTCCGTATACCAGCCGTTAGCCATCTTCGCCACAAGGGTGCTCTTTCCGCGCCCCTGGGGGCCTGCCAGCACCAGCACATAGTCAAACTTGCAGCCCGGCTCAAAGACACGGGCCACCGCCGCCATGAATGTTTTACGGGTCACAGCGCGGGTGTAGGGGGTATCCTCCGCCCCCAGATAGTCCACGAGCAGCGTATCCAGGCGGGGAGTCCCGTCCCAGGATAGCCCCTCCAAATAGTCCCGAATGGGGTGGATTGCGTTGGTCTTGGCGGTGCGGATCATGCCGTCCATGATTTTCTCTTTTCCGGTCAGCTTGTAGTATTTCTCCAAATACCAGCGCAGGGCGCTGTCGTCGGCGTCGTTCCACGTGCTGCCGTTGACATGGTCGGACACCTCACGCCAGGGGAGGTCCCGCAGCGCCACCGGGCGCACCTTCAGGTCGTTGTAGGCGATGGCCCCTTTTAACAGGGGGTCATGGCATAGGATGATAAAAGCGTTGTCAATGGTGGAGAGGACCTTGCCCTTGCGGTCTACCTCCAGGCCGTCCTCCCAGTGTTCGTCGTCCTCGTCGCCGGGGTGGTCAAAGTCGGCCTTTGCCCGGTCCAGGCGTTCCCGGTTCAGCAGCCGCTTCACCTCCACATCCCCCGCCGCCAGGTCCTGCATAGACAGGAATGAGGGGCGGCGGGACATGGGGGTATCCGGGGCGGCGTCCTCGTCCTGGTCCCCATAGAGGTGGACCCGGACCAGGTCAAAGGCGTTACACAGCTTCCCGGAGGCCGGGTCGGTGGCGTGGTTAGAGTAGGCAAACACGCCACCGTCGTACAGCACCAGCCCCGCCGCCGTGGACCCCTTGACGTAGGTGTAGCGGTCCGGCAGGGCGCAGGCGGTATAGACGTCGGGCAGGAACTTTTCAATAGCGGCGTCGATGTCGTAGCACCGGCAGAACGCCCCCACGATCCCCGGCTTCTCCAGAGGGTTGCCCTGCTTCTTGGCCTCACGGCTCCGGGCGGCGTTGACACGGGAGGACGTGGGCCAATAGGACGTGTCCCGCCAATCGGGGTATTGGGCCAGGACCGTGTCCGGGTCCAGCCAGGGGGCGTCCCGGTATTCAGGCTTGAACTCCCCATTGGCCGCCGTGCTGGGGTAGTACATGATCCGGGTGGCCTGGTAGGTGGTATCGTCGAAAAGGTCAATGCCCAGGTCCCCAGCCACCCGGCGGCCCAGGGCCTCGTATTCCTCCGCCGACACAGGCCGGGCCAGGGGAATCACGAACCGCAGGCGGGGCTTCTCCGGTGTATGCTTGTGGGTGGGATAGACCGCCGCAGCGCAGCCGTACATCAGGTCGAAGGCATCCAGCATATCAGGCTGGGCAAAGTCGGCATCGAGGGTGAGCAGGGTGCGGTGTTCCACGCAGCCGGTTTTACGGCGGCCACCCTTCAACCAGCCGCCTACATAGGCCCCCACGTCCTTGATGCGGTCCTGTTCGTCCTTGCCCATCTTAAAATATTCCTGGATGGTTTCTTTGGTGGTGGTAGTCCGCAGCAGGGAGGGAAGGAACTCGGACCAAAGCAGCTTTTTGTTTTTCCCGGTCTTGGCCATCCGGGAGCTGAAGGTGGAGATATGGATCTCTCCGTCATGGGTGAGCTCTGGCATATGGTCCCTCCTTAGTCTTTCATGTAGAAGCCGGCCTCAAAGCCAGCCGCCCGCAGGGGCAGCCCCGGCGCCCAGGACAGAGGGCGGCCCATGATCTCCTGTATCTCCGCCAAGGACCCCGTGCCCTCTGGCATATCCGCTATGACCTCGTCGTGGACATGGAACACAATCCGATACCCAGCGGCCTCCAGGGCGGTCATGGCGTCCCTCAGACAGTCCCTCGCGGTGGCCTGGGTGATGTTCTCCACCAGCTTGCCGCCGTAGGATTTCTGGCGGCAATACTGCCGGTTCTGGCCCACGCCCATATAGGTGAGGCCCAGCTTGTCAAACTTCGGTTCTGGCCGCAGTTCTGGCTTGTAGTAGGCCAACCGCCGCCCGGAAGGCAGGGTAATGAAAAGGTAGTCGGCCTCGCGTTCAAACCGTATGCCGTGGGCCAGGGTGCTGGGGCGGCCCTGCACGGCGTTGATCGCCGCTTCCTCCACCGCATACCAAAAGCGGACAATGTTTTGATTGGCCTTGCGCCACCGCTTCACGATGCCCGGCAGCTCATCCTCCGGGATGCCGGATTTCAGAGCGCCCATCTGGATCAGCGCCCCGGTGCTGCCCTGATAGCCGCAGGCCAATGTGGCCACCTTGCCCTTGGAACGCAGGTCGGCATGGCTGCCGCCTTTCTTGATCTGGTCCTTGGGCACATGGAACATCATGGAGGCTGTGGCCTCATAGATCAGGCCGTCCCCATAGAACTCCTTCAGCACCCATTCCTCTCCCGCCAACCATGCCAGTACCCGCGCCTCAATGGCTGAATAGTCGGCTATGATGAACCGGCAGCCCTCCGAGGGAATGAACGTAGTCCGTATCAGCTGGGACAGGACAAAAGGCGGGGAACCATAGGCCAGCTCCAACAGGTCAAACTCGCCATTTTTGACAAGCTCGCGGGCGGCAGATAGGTCATTGAGCTTATTTTGCGGCAGATTTTGAACTTGAACCAACCGCCCAGCCCATCTGCCCGTCCGTCCTGCGCCGTAAAACTGGAGCAGATTATGGACCCGGCCATCCTGGCACAACCCCCGCTTCATGGCCTCGTACTTTTTCACACTGGTCTTGCCCAGCTCTTGCCGGAGCTGCAGCACCCGCCGGGTGGCATCGTCCGGGGCCGCCTCCAACAGCGAAGGGATGGCGTTCTTGTCCAGGCTGTCGGTCACCAGCCCCCGGCCCGCCAGCCACCCCTTTAACTGGGCGTCGCTGTTGGGGTTTCTCAGGGCGGTCAGCTGACGGGCCTCTGCCATCAGTTGGGTGGAGTATTGACCATCCAGCTCCAGAGCCTTTTTCAACAGCCCGACGTCCAGGCGCACACCCCGATCATTGATGCGCTGGTCCAGCTCCCAGGCCCGAAGCTCCACCAGGGAACGGGGCCAGCGGGCCAGGCGGTCCCGGATATCGGTTTCCACATCCACGTCCCGCGCGTTATACCGGCGGAACCGTTCCCACTTGTCCGGGGCGTCCTTAGGGTAGTGCCGGACACCGTCCTTTGTGGGCTTGCAGAAGTAGCGGATCAGCTCCGCCCCCTCGGTGAGCTTCTGCTTCTCCAGGCCGAGGGCAGCCCCTACCTGTGCCAAAGTACCGGGCAGCCCCAAGGTGGCCGCCTGGACCATCGTACAGCGCCACTGATCTGGGGGCATAGGCCGGGCAAAGTACCGGGCCAGACAGGTGCGCTCGAAGGAGGCGTTGTAGGCGGTTTTGATCACCTCCGGGCTGGTGAGCAGGCACAGAAACTCGTCCAGGTCACCCGCCTGGAGGTCAGAGAGGACTGGCGGAAATAGCGTGGGGTCCCTGTCCTCGCTGTCGGCCAAGTCGATGATCCGGGTGGGCTGGTCGTCCACACGGTAGCCAATCAGCAGTATGGTGAAGTCCGGGGCCTCGGTGTAGGGCCGGACCCCGGACTTTTGCAAATCGACGCCGGAATAGGTCTCTATATCCACACCCATGACCATGGTATTTCCCTCCTTTCATAGGCGGCGGCCTCCGCCGCCGGATGGACAGCGGGGGCCGCCTTTCGCTTTTACATGATGTCGTCCAGGTCGCCGCCCTCGCCCATGTAGCCGTCGTCGAAGTCATCCTCGGCACGGCTGCCGCCGGACAGGCGCTCACCGTCGCAGATCTTCTGCACGTTGTTGAGGCCCACGGCCACGCCATTGTTGCCGTTACTGGAGAAGGGGTAGAACATCAGAGAGAACCGGCAGTAGCATCCGCTGTAGATTTCATCCGGATCCAGAATGGCGTTGCGGGCCAGGTCCACCACACCGGGCTGCTTGCTGGAGTTGGCGTTGAGGAACCAGCAGCCCCGGAACGCTTCATCCTCCGGCCGCTCTTCGTCGCCGTCCCTCATGGGCAGCTTCAGCTTGGCGGGCTTTTTGCCCTTCCACTTGGCCTTGATGCCGTCCTGAGTGGCCGCCTCCGTGGCCGCCACCACCTTGCGGGTCTGCGTCGCGTCGCTCTTGGGCCAGACGATGCAGGCGCTGTACTTCTTGGGGGACTTCTCGTCCATGCTGGACGGTTCCCAGATGTGGGCGTAGGACAGGCGGCACTTGCCAGTGATTACCTTGCAGGGGTTGTTGACATTGTTAGCCATTTTCAATATCCTCCTTGAAATCTTCTGCCGCTTTGGCGGCAGTGTTGATTGGGGGCCGCTTGTCGGCCTCCGGGACTAATGTAGGGGCGCCCTCGGGCTTGATGATGTACTGCCCGGCCAGCTCTCCGAATTTCTTCTTGCCGACCAACTTTTCCATAGCCGTCAGGCCCAGCAGTTCGCGGGGTTTGTAGATGTCAGCCACCTTGTAGCCTGCCTTGCGGAGAGCGGCGGCGATGCTGTCGGTATCCGAGTATTTGCGGTTGCTTCTGCCCTCCACCACCTTGTAGCCGGGGAAGCTGACCCCCTGGTTGATCGCGGCATCCAGGGCGTAGTCCTCCACGCTCTTGGCCCAAGCGGTCAGGACGGGCAGCCGTGCCAGGACCTCGGCCACCTCGTCGGGAGACAGGAGCGGCGGGTCCGCAAAGTCTCGCTTGGCAAGCTCCAGCTGGTAGTCGCGGTGTGCCCGGCAGACGGGGGAGGCCCGGCACCACCGGCACGTCCCCTCGCCAGGGCAGAAATCCCCCTCGCCCACCCAGGCCAGGGCGGCCCTGGGCTTCAGCTCATTCTCCGCCCAGTCCAGCAGCTCCGCCCGCGTAATGGTGGCGGTAGAGATGCTGTCCAACCTGGGCTGGAAGATGTTCATGCGGATGGTGCTGATGTCGTAGGCCCAGGACAAGGCCAGGTAGCAGCCCAAAGCGTACAGCTTCATTTGCGGGTTGCCCTCGGCGCTGACGGGGACGCCTTTGCCGTATTTGAGGTCCACCACGTCCATCAGGCCATCGGAAATGATGATGACGTCCGATGTGCCAAACCCCTCCGGTACATACTCATCGAATTTCACCGCCTGCTCGATAAAGATACGGGGGTCCCCGCACCGGGTCTTGGCCTCGCCCATGCGTTCCTCAATAAAAGCGGCGTAGGCTTCCATGCACTCCCCCATCTCACCGGAGTACAGCGGGTCAGCCTGGGCGGCCTCCAGGTCGGCGGTGATATCCGCCCCTTCCCACCGTTTCCGCAAAAGCAGCTCACCGACGCGGTGGGCCAGGGTGCCCTCCTGAGCGTACTCGCTGCCCTGGTCCTCGAAGCGCTCGCCCAGCCGGGCACTGGGGGGACAGGCCATCCACATATGGGCGCTGGAGGGTCCCAGCAGAGCGTGGAGGTCAGGCATTGCCCTCACCCAGCCCTTCCAGCTCCGTCAAGAATGCAGCCCGGTCTTTCTCCGCAATGGCCGCCATTCCGCTGGCCCCAAACTTCTGGAGAATGGCCACCACGGCCTCCTTGCCATACTTCCGGGATACCTCGATCCCCTTGGCCCGCACCTGCTCCACCGTGGGAGCTGGATTCGGCTTATCACCAGGGGCAGGCGTCGGGCCACTCTCCCCACCCGCAGGGCCAGAGACCTCCGTAGGGTCTGGAACGTCCTTGGGGGTATCGGAGATAGGCTTCTCCACCGGGGAGGGCGTGTCGGCCCCTGTGTGGGCCTGGGCGGCGGTCTCCTGCGCCTGAGCGTCGACCGACTTCGTTTCCTGGTGCTTTTCCGCCTCCAGGATACGGTTGGCGGCCTGGCTGACCCTGCTGTCCGACAGGCAATGCATACCGAATGCAGCCAGGGAGGACAGAGCCTCCAAGGGCGTGTTGCCCGTAACTTTGATTTCCACCATGTGTTTCCTTCCTTTCGTCGTATTGTTATACCAGCGCCGTCCCTTCGACGACGGCAAAGCATATCTCCGCCGGGTCATACCCGGCCAGTAACAGGTCCCGCAGCAACGAGACCTTGATGGACTTCCGGGAGCTGCCCACCTTTAGCGCCGGGCAGTTATCCGCCCCGTGACAGGTCGAGAATTTGCAGTTCAGGCAGATCCGGGTTTCTTCCTGCTTGCTCATACCGTCACCCTGCGAAGCCAATACCGCCGGATAAAAGTTACTGCGGGTTCCCAATGGGATGCGTACTCTGGGTGGTCCCGCTGCACTTCCCGGACTACCTTGATCGCCCTCTTGAAATCGCCGTGAGTATACCGGCTTGCAAATTCAAGGAGCATATCGGAAACTTCGCTTTTCATCGAACCCAGAAGCGCGATAATTGAGATATACTCCGCAGGACTGCGCTGCTCCGCCTCATGTAGCAGATTGAGAAATTCCTGTTCATTGGGAGACAAGTCAGAGTATTTCATTCCGACACCAGCCTCTCCCGCCGCCGGTTAGCTTTTCTCTCATCCCATGCCCTTCGCGCCATTGCATCCTTCACGCTTTGACACGCCCACCAATAAGCGGCAAAGGTGATAACGATACCTTTTTCCAGGTTTTCCAAAGCATACTCAGGATCGGTATGCCAGAAATCTTTCATATTCAAGCCTTCCGCTTTGGCCTGATTAAGCAGGTCCGCCAAATGCCGCATCCGAACCTTTCCCTTTTTGGTGGCCGGGTCTACTACTTGAAGGGTATGGCTCGACAAATACCCAGGCCCCCGGTTTTCCCATACCCGCGCAAAACGGGTCATCTCCAGGACGCTTAATTCCTCGTTGTCCTCAACGACAGCCACCATGATTTCCAGTGACACATCCGCAAACTCCGCCATCGTGGGGAGCCAGTAGCCAGAAGCCTCCAGTTCAGCTAAGATATTAGGGTAGCGCGTTTCCGCAGGTTCGCCCATGGACTTTCCCGGCCACCCCTGCCCACCGATTTGAATATGGCGGCGGTGCTGGCGATCAACCATCGCTTGATAAATACGGGTTTCCATTTTATTCACTTGAAAATCCTCCTTGTTTTTCGGGAGGGGCCGTACTATAATGGCACCATCCCCCTCGTGGGTTTCGGGCTTCACATCCAAACGCTTTGGTCGGCTGGTTGGATGTGGGGCCTTTTCATTGTTGGTGATTTTCACGGGCCAATTTTTCCTCCAGAGCGACGACAGACAGGCGTACAGCCTCCACGTTCTCCGGGGTGGCCCTTGGGCCACAACCCTCCAGGTAGGCCAGGCAACGGCGTCGGTTCTCCAGTGCCTCCTTGGTGGTCATTCAATAGACACCCCCTCTCTTGGCGTCTATCCGGCGGATACCGCCCACCACGCAGGGTGTCGGCTCCACCCGGTTCGTCCCCATTTGCAAAAGGGACAAAACGTCGTCCAAATTGATCAGTGCCTTGTTTCCCGCCCAGACTACCGGCACCGTTCCAGCCTTGATAAGCTGCCGGATGTAGTGTTCAGTCACCTCGGAGTCAGGGTCCAGGGCCTTGATTTCGGCCACGATTTTCGGGGCCGTCCGCATACGCGGGATAATTACTTGCTCCATAATTCCTCCCTGCATAGCCAGCAGGAGGCTGATATACTTTCCTCATGCGGGCCTGTTGGTTGTGGCAATGGTTCCGCCAGCCTCCGCTACATGGTAGGACACCCAGCGGGGGTGCCTTTCATTTCCCCCAGAACACCCCAACAAGCGCCATTTGCTCGAAGGGGTTCCGCCGCACGAAGTTAGCCGGGAGGCAAATTCCAAATTGTTCGCACAGCCCCTTGATCGTCTGGGAAATGACTTCCGGCGGCTGGCCGTTGTCCTTCATAGTAGCCCGGAGCACCTTCAGGAGCTGGGCTACACCTCCAGCAGACTCCGGCTGGAGAGGCGGAGCGGTATGCGCAGTAGCGTGGTTGGGAAGAAATGCTGCCGCAAGCGCATCCTTGGCTTTTAGCTGGTATTCCATCAGGGTTTCGGCAAGTTCCGGGGTCTCGGCCTCCATCGTCGGCGTGATATTGATCTTTGCCAGCCAGAGAGGAACAAAATCCAGCTTGAGGCAAAGAACCTCCTGCATCCCGCCGTTGGTAGGGAGGATCAAATTTGATCCGCCTTTGCGGAGAACTGTATCAGTTTGGATATTTGCTACCTGCCGTTTGCGTTGGCCTTCACTTAGGCCGATTCCGTCACACATCCAGCGGACTCCCGCCCAGATTTGCCCATCCGCGTCACGGGCCACCATGAGCTCTGCGCCCAGGAAGGGCACCTTCTTGATTTCCAGTTCGTTCATGTTGTCTCCTTTCTTTTTTCGCATAGCCGAGCGAGGGCCGCCCTGAGTTTCTGCTCTGCTTTGGGGCTTTCAGCATCGCCGTTTAGAACTTGGCTGATGTATTTAGCATTCAGCCCAGCTTCTGCTGCAACCCGTTTGATTGTTAGCCCGGCGTTGTGAATTTCACCAACTAGCTGTCCCGTCCATTGTGCAGGCATACAAAAAACTAACCTCCTTCAGAAAAATGTTGACTTTGGTTAGAAAGTGATTTAAGATAATAACACACTAACTAAAATATCAAAAACCATTACCTAATCACACCACTTTCTAACTTGATTCAGGTCACGCCATTATCATATCTGAATTTGGTTCGGATTTCAAGCTCTGTTTTCTAATTTTGGTTAGGTTCTGCGTTTTGCACAAAAATGGAGCGTGAAATTTATGTTTTATGACAGATTCAAAACTTTGTGCGACAGCGAAGGTATTAGCTGTAATAAAGCTGCTCTTGATATGGGGTTGAGTAACGCGACTCCTACAAAGTGGAAAAAAACAGGCGCAACACCAGATGGATCGACTATTGCTAAACTAACGTCTTATTTTGACGTTCCAACCGACTTCCTGCTTGGGCGCCCACCTTTCGACTTTTGGGATCTTATTAACCAGAACCGCAAGGGCTTTTTACACTATGCCAATATCGACCCACTGGAGATAGAGCTGATGTGGGGCATTGACCCAAAAGCCCCCGATGACGCGCCAATAAAGAACTTTATTTCTTTTCTGTCTATGGCCGTAGAATCCGCACTGCCTACTGATGAGGGCGACTGGAATATAACTCTCCGCCCACCCTACCAAAAAGAAAAATCGCCCACCCAAGAGGGTGAGCGCGGCATTGCTCAAACTGAAGATGAAGAAGATATGCTTCTGTTGGCTCGGCACATGGAGCCAATACCAGAAGAGGATCGCAGGCAGCTAAAAGAACAGTTCAGAAAGTCCATTGATCTTTATTTGAAAGCCCGCGGGCTCTCAGAAACGGAGGCTAAATGAAACCTGACTTTGACCGCGCTCAAGACGCCGCCACTGCTTTACTAGTCCAACAGAACCTTCACAGCTTGTATATTGATATTCGAGATTTTTGCCTCCCATCAAACGTTATTATAGATTCCATACAAAATTTTTGTAAATGTACTGGGCTATCTCTTTCAGACTTTAACACGCAAAATCTTGACGGGGCTTGCACCATAAAATGTGATGGAAAAAACCTTATCCTATATGATGATGATATATCTTATGAACCCCGCAAGCATTGGGGGATTGCCCACGAATTGGGTCATGTCTACTTAGGGCACACCAATGATGACCGCAATTCTGAAATAGAGGCCCATTTCTTTGCCGCTCAAGTAGTGACTCCTGAAATTGTACTGCTTAGTATGGCTAAACGACAGGGGCACCTTTGGGGGCATGAACTTCCTGGGTATTTTAATATTTCCTGGGAAGCCGCTGAAAAACGGATTTCATGTCTTAAGCGGAGGCGCAATTATAATTATGGGAAAAATGACAGGTTGCTTGAGGCCTACTTTTCTCCGATTCTTGATAGAGAACTCCAATCTGGTACCTTGGTTTCTTAAATCTTGAGTAGAATTTGAATTTCTTATAATTTTGAATTGCTTTTTCGAGTGTGTCAAAAAGAAAAAGCCGCCTCCAGTGCTGGAACACTGGAAGCAGCTACGGGGACGTGATAAGATTGCACCCCTATCACGTCCCTCATTTTAGCACAAAAATGGAGGGATTACAACATGGCAACCGTAGAAAAACGAGGAAAAAGCTACCGCATCACTGTTGCGGCAGGCATCGACCTCAACGGCAAGCAGATCCGTCACCGTATGCTATGGACCCCAGACGAGAAGCTGACACCCCGCCAGATGGAGAAGGAGCTGAACCGGCAGGTGGTCCGCTTCGAGGAACAGGTCAAGACTGGTTCCTCGGCCCTGGACGGGAATATCCGCTTTGTAGACTTCGCGGAACGCTACATGAAAGACTATGGCCGTCTGAGCCTAAAGCCCACCACCCTGTCAAACTATGAGCGAAACCTGACCCGCATCAATCAGGCCATCGGTCACATCCGACTGAAGGACCTAACGCCTCTGCATATCCAGGCGTTCTATCGCAACCTCCAGGAAGAAGGCGTCCGGCAGCACACCACCGCCACGGCCACCCTGGCCCTGGCCGAGTGGATCAGCCAGCGGCATATATCCAAGTCCGTTTTTGCCAGAGCCGCCGGTGTCACCCATCAAACCGTGAGCCAGGCCCTAAAGGGGAACACCATCAACCAAACATCCGCCGAGAAGATTGCCGCCGCCGTCGGCCTGGAAGTCAAGGAGCTGTTCACCGTTAACGTGGACACCACGCCCCTGGCCCCGGCCACGATCCACTCATACCACCGCACCATTTCCTCCATTCTGGAGAAGGCCGTCAAGTGGAAGTGCATCCCCAGCAATCCGGCGGAACGGGCGGAGCTGCCCTCCCTGGCCGGGCACAAGGCCCGATACTTAGACGAGCCGGACGCCAAGCGGATGCTGCAGCTGCTCCAGGACGAGCCGATCAAGTGGCGGGCCCCCATCATTTTCGATTTGCTCTCTGGTCTGCGCCGGGCGGAGCTGCTGGGCCTCCGCTGGCAGGACGTCAACCTGGACGGCGGGGTGGTCCATATCGTCCAGACCTCCAACTATGTGTCCGGCAAGGGCGTGTATGTCAGCACCCCCAAAACCGAGGACTCGGACCGATACCTCCGTGTTTCCCGCACCGCCGTCCTAACCCTGCTGGAGTATAAACGCTGGCAGGATGAAATGCGGGAGAAGGCGGGGGACGCCTGGGAGGGTACCCCGGAGGACGACAGGATATTCACCAACGAAGTGGGGCGGCCTATGTTCCCCACCTCCATCACCCAGTGGATGGGGAAGTTCATCAAACGGACCGGCCTCCCCCCGGCCTGCGTCCACTCGCTCCGGCACACATACGCCAGCCTGCTGATTGCCGACAAGACCCCGCTGGTAGTCGTAGCCAGCAACCTGGGCCACGCTCAGACTTCCACCACCAGCGACATTTACAGCCACGTCATAGCCTCCGCAGAGGCCAAAGCCGCCGAAGTCCTGGATAAATTCTCCGACGACATTCACCCCAAATTCACCCCAAACGAGAAAAAAGAGGGTGTGTCATAAGACAGCAAAAACCCCGTAACCGTTGTGGTTACGGGGTTTCTTTGGAGCTGCTACCCAGATTTGAACTGGGGACCTCATCCTTACCAATTGCACCGTTTACTTGTTGTAGCTTTTCGTGGCGTCCGTAAACCGTTGCAATTACCGGATTTCTATTTCGTCGCCTTTGTATCTCTCCGCCGTCTGGGGTGACTTTTCGCAGGATTTCACCCCAAATTCACCCCAAGCCATCACCCCAGCGCCGACGCCCGAAAAGGGGCGCTTTTTTATGCTCTGACGCCCCTCTGATTTTGTGTATCGGCTTTCGATATTCTATATCAAAATCAAGTGTGACGGCCGGAATGTCGCTATACTGTACCACAAAGGAGCATGGCTATGGTTAGGATTTTACTGTCAACCCGACTTGGCAAACGACGGTTGACCCAGGCGGACCTCGCCAGAATGACGGGGATACGCAAAAACACAATCAGCGAGCTTTACAATGAGAGCGCCACCAGGGTTAGCCTGGACCACCTGGACCTGATTTGCGAGGCCCTGGGTTGCGGTCTCACGGACCTGTTGGAGATTCCCCCCAATGCGGAGCCGCGAGTAAAGACCTGCACCGGCGCACCCCTGCCCGGTAAGGATGGGCAATAACCAGGCTTGCCTTTGGCCCGGACGTGAAAGCGTCTGGGCCTTTTTCTGTTTTCTGGCCGGTTGCCGGTTGCCGTCCCTCGCGCGCGTACACATAGGCGCATTAGGCGTGTTAGGCGGGTGTTTGTCTGTTTAATCCCTTTAATTTCAGTTTCATACTGGATTTACGGCAACCACGGCAACCGAACAAGCTAACGCCGCACAGCCCTATATATTTCCCCGGTTGCCGCAAACGGCAACCCAGCGGCAACGTCGGCAACCAAAATCAGGCTTTTCGGTTGCCGTAGCCCAGGAACGGCAACCGAACGGCAACCAGGCAAAATCCCAGACGTTTGGGATTTTCAGTCAGTGGGGTCCTCTACATACTCCATAATGTCCCCCGGCTGACAGGATAGCGCCTGGCAGAGGCTAGCAAGGGAATCTGTTGTTACGTTTCGGCCTTCCCGTAGCTTCTGGAGCGTCGTTTCAGTAATGATGCGTTCCTGGCGTATGCGATAGGTAGTTAGCCCTTTTTCTTTCATCAATGCAAAGAGTTTGTCGTATTTCATCGGCACTTTGTACCACCTCCCGCCGCTAATTATAGCCCCCGATATACTACTTGTAAAGTGTTCATTTTATACATTTTTCAAGTAGTATATTTGTATAGTTTGCCTCTTGCTCATGCTCCTTAAAGGTAGTATAATTCATAATGCCGGGAGGGAAAACCGAACGGTAAAGAGGGCGGCGGCCCCCGACCAAGGAAACCCGCCGCCCAACCCACGAGGGGAAGCCGAAAGCCTTACTTCGGCTCCCCTCCATGGTAACAGAGTAAGGCAAAAAAATCAAGGAGGAAAGGAAAATGAAGCGAAGCGAGGTTACAGCAGACGCCCTACGCAGAACGGGGTACAAAGCAATGGTTGAATATACCAGTTGGAACAGCCACACAGAAGAAGCGTGTACCGATAAGCAGGCCGCAGAACTGTTTGAATTGGTGGCCAAGACCGCCAGAGGCGGTGGAAAAGTGGAAATCCGGCGGAACCATGTTAGAGGAACCGTAATCGCCCACATTGACGGAACATCTCGAACTGTACGTGGGATGGATATCTACTATTTCCTGCAGCGAAACATGACCGAGGCCGAAATTATGGAGGAAAGCATCAGAAGTGGTCTGTGGGTGACCAGAAAATAATACAACGCCCGCCCCAGAGGTTACGAGGGCAGAAAGGAAACAGTGACAGTATGAGAAGAAAGCGCACAACTGATCCGAGAGAATCCCGGCCATGAAGTCACCTTCAAAGTACGGTAACCCGCAAGGCCGACGGCCACAGGCCGCCGCTGGTGCAAGCCCAGCCGTCCCACTCTGGGGCGGGCGCTCATGGGTATACCCCATCGGCACCGGGGGAGTCAATCGCCGCCCCGTTTTCATATAGGCACCTTGAAAGCAACATATTGGAAAGGGGACGATTATTTGGAACGGGAAGGCGTGCGAAATCAATTGTTCGACCTGCATCACTATAATGAAAAAATGGATAGCCAGAGCACAGCCAAAGAAAGCACCCTCCTAGCCTCATTCGTGCGTTGTAACCCCCGGTCAGGCGCTCGGGAGTGTAGACGCACCAAAACCGTGTCTGACGGCCCTCGATGGCAACCCAGGCCCGGAAACGACAAAACAGTCCCCTCACAGGAGAGAAATCCTGCGAGGGGGCTGTATCTCACTTCTCCTTATCCTCCCCGCCGAGGGCCTCCCCGGCGGCGTCCACGGCGCTCTTGCCAGCGGCCAGCAGCTTCACCAGCCAACCCGGCACCGGGGCTCCCATCTGTACGGCGTTTTCGGTGATGCTCCCCAGCTCAGTGACGATGTACCACACCAGCACCACCGGGCAAATCAGCCCGCTGTACTGGAAGGGCAGAGCCACCAGGGGCAGGTTTTCCAGCACGGCGGCTATGAGCAAATCCGCCCCAGCGGCCACCAGCACCACCACAATCATCCCGGCCTTGTGCCAAATCCCCTCCTTAGCGGCTCCAGAGGACCACGCGCCGTCCTTACAGGCGGCGGCGGAACCGGTGATGTAGTCCAGCACCATGCAGGCGGCCCAGCCCACCACCAGCCACCCCAACCAGCCCCAAAGGCCGGTCAGCACCCCCAGCAGCGCGGCCACAGCGGCCTTGAACCGGTCGACCACGTCCATCACGCCCCCTCCTTTCCGAACCGGCGCAGCATCTCCCACACCTCGGCGCGGGTGGCGGGGGAATCGGGCCGGGCGCCGTCGCTGATGCCCTGGCTTTTGGCCCACGCCTGAGCTTCCGCATACCAAGGGACCTGCTCCCCGGCGCACAGCCCCAGGAACGCCTCCCAGGCCCCGGCGGTGTGGCGGATGGTGTAGGGGCAGTCCTTCCCGTTCCAGCGGTTGTGCTGGACTACGCGCTCAATGGAGATTCCATGCTCCGCCATCAGCAGCCGCACCAGCGCGGCGGCATTGGCCTGCGCGGCCGCAAAATCCCCGCCCTGGTTGACGCAAATTTCAATGCCGATGCTTGTCCCATTCCCCGGCCCGTCGGCCCCGTCCCCGGCGTGATAGGCCGTCTCCGCGTCCGGCAGGTGCTGGACAATCCCATGCGCGTCAACCGTGTAATGCCAGCTGACCCTATCCTCTACCGCCGCAGCGCTCTTGAGGTAGGACGCATGGGCCTGTGCGTCCGCACCCTGGGCCGTGTTACCGGTCTCATGGATGGTGATGTACTTGCAGGGGTTGGCCTTTCCGGGCCGGTTCTTCCGTCCGGGCGGGATATCATCCCGGCTGATAACAAGCCCGGTATCCGTCACCCGGTCGGCCTCCTGGCCGCTGCTGACCGCCTCCAGGTAACCCATGGACACCCATCCCAGCCCGGTCTTACCCCAGCCCTCCCGGACCTCATCCACAGCCACCACCGTTCCGCAGGCGTAAGCGCCCACCTTCCCATACCCGCTCCCCGGCCCAGAGCGGACGTTGACCCCCACACTGGGAGTCACTTTGAACTTACCTTTCATCGGTTCGCCCTCCTTTTTCTTCAGCCACACGCAAAAGTACCCCGCCACCCGGCGGGCGCTGGAGATGGACCCGCCAGGGAACCGGCATTGACTGGACCCGCCGGAATCCAACCCCAAGGCCCGCAAGTCCTTCGAGGCAGCATACTGCCGCCCAATCTCTGCCAGTTCATCCCGGAGCCCTTCCGGCGTCTTAGCGTCCCCAGAGCCATCCCCAGAGCAGTACAGCACCAGCCTGTCCCCCGCCAGCAGCACCGCAGAGCGCCCCCGCTTCCCGCCGTAGGCCCCATCATAGGCCAGCTTGGCCCCCGGCCCCTTGCCCGGCGTCAGCAGCTCCACCCCAGACACCCAATTCCGTCCGCCGCTGGCGGGGATAACCACCATGCGCAGGTCATTCCCCACATCCCAAGTCAGCCCCCAGCAGCTCCAGGAGGCCCGCGCCAGCACACCCCCGTCTATCTTGAGGTGCCCCACCGGCCTACCCGTAGCCATATTGTAAAAATAGCTGTTGAGTATGTAGTCACACCCCTCGTCGGCCTGGACCTGGGCGATACTCCGCCCCTTGGCCTCCACCATCCCCGCGCGGGCGACGTCCGCCAGGGGGATAACTGCAATTTGTTTGCTCATACATACCTCCCCACCACAGCCAGCCGCAGTTTGCGTTTGATGTCGTTCATTTTATGCACGTCCAATAGTCCCGCCCCGCCGCCCCATAGCTGGGGCGGCTTTTTGCGCTCAGACGGGGGGACCGGCTACCAGATTAGTGTATGTTGATAAGTTAATAAATAACGGTGAACTTACCAAACGATATGCCCCAAGGGCCCCATCACTGTCTCGGATACAAGGTACAAAATCATAGCGAAGGACCCCATTCTTATAAAACAGAACTTCGTGTAAATCTACATTGCAGGAATATGATGTATCTGGTGCCTTAGCTGTACCACTCGTAACATTTGCATTAGCCCAACTGGTGATTTTTACATCGTTAATTAACAATTGATTCCCTTTGAAATCCATATCGATTACGAGTCTTTTTTCATTTGGTGTTGAAGCCTTATAGTTTGTTGCATATGTTGAATATCCGAAACGTCCAACTATCTGTTCCGCATTACTACTTCGGTATGCAAAGCAATAGATTCTGTTGTTGTTATTTCCGGTTTTTACCGTTGATCCAAACAAATCAAAAGCCTTGCTCTCATGAAATGTTATGTCTACTACAATCCTGTCTTGATTCATTTGAATCGTTCCAAGCCCAAACGACAACCCGGCATTCCCCGCAGCAGTATTGATATACTCCACCTCTGTATACCCCTCCGGCAGGCGGGAGGGCTTAGACCCCTCGAACACCAGTGTCTCCCCCAGGTACGCTCGTTTGATTTT